GTTGATGAGTATGTTGGTATGAGAGAGCAATGGAAACTAATGTACTCAAATTCTGATGGTGTCACCACCCTTGTTAACGAATGGTTACAACACTCTGGTCAATTGTTCACGTTAAGCGGTAACACTTTACTCAACGTCGCTGCAGTTGGTGCTTTTGTTGATTTCGGTGATATATTGTACGCCTGCTTTAAGGGTGATGATAGTCACATACGTTCAACTAAATCCGTCCCAAAGAAAGGTAACATTGGTAGTATGGAGAAAGAGTATGGTTACAAGTTCAAAATGTCTAATGACAAAGTCAGTGAATTCATTGCCAATATTGTTACTCCGCATGGTTTCTTTCCTGATGTTTTAAGAAGAACTACTAAAGTCATCAGCAAAACCTACGAGAATAAAGATGATTGGGAGGAATCGAGGATTAATATCAAGGAGTCAATCAATGTTGTGCTAAACAATGAACACAAACTCATTGGTTGCCTTCTTGCTAGTAAACACTACGCTGAAAATGGTGTTATCATTTCTGCTCCTGAGATTGAACTTCTTTATGACTACCTTCACCAACTCAGTAAGATTGATTATGAATCTGGTGATTTTAAGCGTATTATGGGTAGTATGAGAATGTTTATCGACTCCTACACATCTCACTTTAAAATTTCCATTTAATTAGTTAAAATGATGCTCTATCAGATAATAAAATGTTTTTCAATTATATATAACGCATCACTTAGTTTAATTAAAATGAACACCAATGTGGTCTCCAAGTCTAAAAGCAAGAATCCTATTCGTCGTATTCCTCCTTCTGGCCTTACTTATCGTCCTACTGTCGCTCCTACTGCAAGCATTCGGAAGAAACAAAATAAGAAACGTGTTTCTCGCCCTAACAACAAGCGTGTTGGCAACAACAACAGCCGCGCCCTTGTCGAACTACGCAAGCAGATGGCTCAATTGCAACCATTAGGACTCAACAATCACCCGTACATGCAAACACGTCAACACTGCAAACCGAATCCGAGACCTTCAATGATACCTGATGGGTCTGGAGGAAAAGCAGTGATCATACAGGCCTACGACAGAAATGTTATCGACACTAATTCTAGTACCGTCACCTTTCAATTCTCCCCGATCTTTCCGCATTGCGCAGCTGTTTTACCGGTCACTACTGGTAGTGGTCTTAGTATTAACGGTATCGCAATGGGTGCACAGGTTGGTTCCGCCACTGTGTTACACAGTTTACCGTTTTCACCTTTTAAAAACGGTGCTAGTGCGATTTGTGCTATTGGTTCTCGTGGATCTGATATATACAATGCATCCACTATTCGGTTTGTGGCTATTAACTTTAAAATCACCAATACATCGTCAATGTTAAAGAGACAGGGAATTATTTCTGTCTTTCAAAATAATTTGACGGTGTCCGAGGATGAGGTTACAGCCACTACTGATGCAGCAGTAACTAATACTGGTGCAGTCTTGAAAGTCTACCAAGC